ATGGAATCAATATACGCGGAGCGGTTAAAGGGAAAGATTCAATAATGTACGGGATTGATATAATGAAAGAATATCCATTGAGAGTAACCAAGCGAAGTACTAATCTGATTAAAGAGCTAAGAAATTATAATTGGCAAAAAGATAAGGAAGGAAAGAAGATAAACAAACCAATAGATATGTTTAACCATGCAATAGACGCGGCACGCTATGGAATAATGTATAAATTTGGTAAAAAATTAAGTACAAATGTTTGGATTTAAGAAGCGGAAAGAGAAGGAGATGGAGATGGAGAAACAATTAAAGTACTTTGAAGCTCAAATAAGTAATCAGAATGAGCTAATCAGAGCCTTTTATGATTTCCAGGCGACACATACATCCTTGCAAAAGGATAGCAACCTGAAAAAGTATGTTACCGATGCTTACGAAGGGAATAATGATGTGTTTGGAATCCTTATGAATTTGGCAACGATTTTCAGCCGGATGAAATACAAGCTCGTCAAGGTTCAGCGAAACGGGAAGAAAGTCGAGGTTATCGATAACGATATTTTAAAGCTACTCAATAGACCAAATTTTTTTCAAAACGGCGTTGAGTTCCGGCTGGCTTGGTCGTTGTTTAAGTACGTAACAGGCAATGCCATTGTTTACGCTCCAAAACTCGAGGCAGGAATGAATCGAGGTAAGATTAACAAAGATGGGTTGTCAATGATGCCTTCGCAGAACGTTGAGATTTACTCCGGTGGTTGGCGAGAGCCTATAAAGTATTACACTATTGATATTAACGTTCGGACAAAGATAGCCCCGGCGGATGTTTGGCACGAACGTTTTCCTTCACTTCAGTACGAAGAAGGTCGTAATTTTATGGGATTGTCACCATTGAAAGCCGCGTTGAATGTCATCAATGTTCAAAATGATGGCGAAGCAATGGCCGCTAAACTATACAAGGGAGGTCATCCGCCTGGAATCATATCTAAGGACGAAGAAGGCGGAACAACAGTAGCAGAGCAAGAATCGAAGTTTCGGAGCAAGTGGAAAAATAAATATCAGAAAGATATTGATATCCCAATTTTTACAATGGGTAAGTTAAACTATACTAAGATAGGCTTTGATAACTTTAAGGATTTGCAACTACTCGAAATGGACGAAATGGGAAGAAAAAAACTTTGCATTGCTTTAGGCGTTCCGCCAGAGTTGTTTGGAGCATCACAGCCCACGTACTCGAACATGCACGACGCCAAAAAGACCATGTATGAGAATCGGATTATACCGGACTTTGAGCAATTCCTATCAGGAATAAACGAGGAGATTTTACCCGCGTATGGTGACGGTTTGAAATTGATTCCTGACTATTCCGGTATTGAGGTATTGCAGGAAGACAAGGAACGCAAAGCGAAGGTTTATCAGATAGGTGTTAATGTAGGGGCATACAGCCCGGATGAATATCGCGAAGCGATGGGCGACGAGCCTACCGGAGAGCCGGCTATGGAGCAACGCTACATGAGAGCGGGAATGATACCCATAGGGATGGGAGAAGAACAAGAAAATAAGATGTATGAACAAATAAATCTACCAGATGGAAGATAAACCAAATTATCCTGATTATTGGAACAAAGAAGGAAAAGAAGTTGAGCCGTATGAACCTGATAAGAATTTATATAAATTTGTTATTGTTACAGTAATTTTGTACCTTGCAGGTATGATTTATATTGTAGCAAAAACGATAGCGTTATAGAATGCCAATACCACAACCAAATAGCGGCGAGAATAGAGATGAGTTTATGAGCAGGTGCATGAGCGATTCTGTTATGGTGAATGAATACCCTAACAGGTCTCAACGCTATGCGGTTTGTAGTGCTCAACTATCTAAAAAGGCAAGGTCTTGGCAAACTATCGACAGGGAAAGGGCAACATTCAGGCAGAGAAGCCGAAAGCCTATGTTTAATTTACTTTCCTCACAGATTAATCCGATTATAGAATATCTCAACGAGGGAAGGGATATTGAAAGCCTTTACGACAGAAACATAATAATCGAAGATGAGCCAATTATTAAGACATACGAGGAAATGTATACAGACGCCGGTGTTTACTTCGGGATGAAGGAAAGGAAGCGGCTAAAGAATGAAGATGACATTTACCGTGGCCTGTTATATGAGGAAATGATTAAACTCGCTAACTCAGAATTGATAGCGCAAAACATTAAGGTTGTAGGGGAGACCTCAAAAGAAATCATTCAGCGATTGTTAAGGCAGTTAATTCCTGAAGTCATCGAAGAAGGCGCAGGAATGCAGCAAGCCGCAACAATGTTAAGGGATAGATTGGAGAGCCAGTGGCACACTTTCGCAAGATTCAGAACTGAAAGAATTGTTAGGACTGAGATAACGACAGCAAGCAACGCAGGGAGTTTAACAGGTGTTAAGTCAACGGGTATTCCTGTAAAAAAAGTATGGGTAGCTACATTTGATAGCAATACGAGAGACCCGCACGCCGAGGCCAACGGCCAAAAGGTAGATAAAGACGATTATTTTATCGTCAACGGCGAGCAAATGGAGTACCCGGGAGACCCTAGAGGCAGCGCGGGAAATGTGATTAATTGCAGATGTGCTATGAGTTATGAGACTGTTTAAAAAAATTGATTTATATTTACATTATATTTAGGCATAGGTAGCGATGATGTTATAGATTTTTTACAGAAAATGTTTTTTAATTTACAGCGATATGAAGATAATAACGAAAGAATCAGAAATTAAAGCCGTCAAGGATAAGGGAATCGTTCAAATGTATGTGAACGCGTTTGATAACGAAGATTCAGACGGTGATATTTCAATGAAGGGAAGTTTCGCTAAAACGATTCAGGAAAACCTAAAACGAATCAGGCACTTTTTAAATCATGACTTCACAAAGCTACTCGGCGCCCCTATCGAAATGAAAGAAGACGACTTTGGATTGCTGGTAACTTCTCAAATGAACATGAACAAGGAGATTGCCCGCGATGCGTTTGAGGATTACAAGCTATATCAGGAATTAGGCCGAAGCCTTGAACATTCCGTGGCAGTTGAAGCGATTAAGCGAGACGAAGAAGATAATAGATACGTGAAAGAATGGCGTTTGTGGGAATACAGCACGCTTACAATGTGGGGAGCAAATGTCCGGACGCCACTTGTTAGCATAAAATCCGATATGAAAGAGGTAATTGATGAAATGCTCAAACGCGACTATTCAGAACAAAGAAAACAATTACTAAAATCAATATCCGAAACACTCGAAGGCAAGCCGCTGCGAAGCACTACCGAAGAGCCGTTAATTAAGGAGTTAAAAAGAACAGTTGAATTATTAAACCAATAACAAAAATGGAAAAAGAACTTGAAAAAACGGTTAAGTCGATTAATGAGGGTATTGAATCCTTGAAAGAAGACATAACCAAAAAAGCAGACGTTGACACACTCGAAAAAAAGTACGGTGAGTTGACGGAAAAAATGGATAAACTGGTGGGGACTGAGGACTTTAAAAAGCAACAAGACCAGCTCGACCAAATCAGCACCGACATTAAGAAAATGGGTGAGATTCAGGACAAAAGCAAAAACCCATTCGGTGAGATTGATAAAAACCTGAAATCAGACGATTTTAAGGCAGCTATCAAAAAGCAGGGCGGAAAATATGCTTTTGAAACAAAAAGTATTCTAACATCCGACATCAACAGCGGGACAATCGAAGACCAAGTCGAGCCGGGAGTTGCTAAAGCACCGTGGAAAGATACGCCGTTATATGATTTAGTTCCTAAGGGCACTATCGGAGCAGGTCGCGATTCCATAAGCTGGTGGGAATTGACATCCGAAACCAACAGCGCGGAATTTGTCAGCGAAGGAAGCGCGGCATCAGCGCAATCAAACGCAACATGGACGAAACAGAACCTTGATATTAAGATGATTTCCGATTATATCAAGGTGTCACGTTCGGCGCTTGAAGATTGGGAATATACACGGAGTGAAGTTGTTGACCTTCTGACAAATGGTATCCCTCGAAAGGTGGAAGACCAGTTGTTTAACGGTTCAGACTTAACAGGGTTGATTGGACAAGCTAAATCTTTTAGCAAGCCAGCAAACTTTAAGAAGGTAGCCGGAGCGAATTACATCGATGCGGTAAGGGCAATCGCAACGCAGATAATGAACGGTGACACCTCAGCATCTAACCGTAAAGGGTTTATGCCTACACACCTGTTTGTGAATCAGGGCGACCTTATGAACCTTCGCGGGATGAAAGACGATGACAAGGGTTATCTGATTCCGCCGTTAGGGAATGGTATCACAGACATCGACGGCATAAGGGTGGTTCCTTCTCTCGATTTGGACGCAGACCAATTCCTAATGGCCGACATGAGACGTGCTAAGCTGTATATCAAGCGAGCGATGCGCGTTTCATTCCACTACGAGAATGAAGATGATGTATTGAAAGACCTCGTTACTATTTTGGCTTCTGCTCGTATGGCAGGGGTGAAGGTAGCTACACCGCATAAGTTTGGTTTTGTTACCGGAACATTTGACGCAGTTAAAGCAGCAATTGAAGA